CGTAACGGTGGCTGGGTGACGGAAAAAGACATCACCATTAAGGGTAAAACCACTTCACAGTATCTGGCCTCGGTGGTGGTGGATAACCTGCCGCCGCGCCCGTTCAGTATCCGGATGCGCAGGATGACGCCGGACAGCACCACAGACCAGCTGCAGAACAAAACGCTCTGGTCGTCATACACCGAAATTATCGATGTGAAACAGTGCTACCCGAACACGGCACTGTTCGGCGTGCAGGTGGACTCGGAGCAGTTCGGCAGCCAGCAGGTGAGCCGTAATTATCATCTGCGCGGGCGTATTCTGCAGGTGCCGTCGAATTATAACCCGCAGACGCGGCAATACAGCGGTATCTGGGACGGAACGTTTAAACCGGCATACAGCAACAACATGGCCTGGTGTATGTGGGATATGCTGACCCATCCGCGCTACGGCATGGGGAAACGTCTTGGTGCAGCGGATGTAGATAAATGGGCGCTGTATGTCATCGGCCAGTACTGCGACCAGTCGGTGCCGGACGGCTTTGGCGGCACGGAGCCGCGCATCACCTGTAATGCGTACCTGACCACACAGCGCAAGGCGTGGGATGTGCTCAGTGATTTCTGCTCGGCGATGCGCTGTATGCCGGTATGGAACGGGCAGACGCTGACGTTCGTGCAGGACCGACCATCAGATAAGGTGTGGACCTATAACCGCAGTAATGTGGTGATGCCGGATGATGGCGCGCCGTTCCGCTACAGCTTCAGCGCCCTGAAGGACCGCCATAATGCCGTTGAGGTGAACTGGATTGACCCGAACAACGGCTGGGAGACGGCGACAGAGCTTGTGGAGGACACGCAGGCCATTGCCCGTTACGGCCGTAACGTCACGAAGATGGATGCTTTTGGCTGTACCAGCCGGGGGCAGGCACACCGCGCCGGGCTGTGGCTGATTAAAACAGAACTGCTGGAGACGCAGACCGTGGACTTCAGCGTGGGTGCCGAAGGGCTTCGCCATGTACCGGGCGATGTCATTGAAATCTGCGATGATGACTATGCGGGTATCAGCACCGGCGGGCGCGTGCTGGCGGTGAACAGCCAGACCCGGACGCTGACGCTCGACCGTGAAATCACGCTGCCATCCTCCGGCACCACGCTGATAAGCCTGGTTGACGGAAGTGGCAATCCGGTCAGCGTGGAGGTCCAGTCCATCACCGACGGCGTGAAGGTGAAAGTGAGCCGGGTTCCTGACGGCGTTGCCGAGTACAGCGTGTGGGGGCTGAAGCTGCCGACGCTGCGCCAGCGCCTGTTCCGCTGTGTGAGTATCCGTGAGAACGACGACGGTACGTATGCCATCACTGCAGTGCAGCATGTACCGGAGAAAGAAGCCATCGTGGATAACGGGGCGCACTTTGACGGTAACCAGAGCGGCACGGTGAATGGTGTCACGCCGCCAGCAGTGCAGCATCTGACCGCCGAAGTCACCGCAGACAGCGGGGAATACCAGGTGCTGGCCCGCTGGGACACGCCGAAGGTGGTGAAGGGGGTGAGCTTTATGCTTCGCCTGACCGTGGCAGCGGATGACGGCAGTGAGCGGCTGGTCAGCACGGCCCGGACGACGGAAACCACTTACCGCTTCACACAACTGGCTCTGGGGAACTACAGGCTGACAGTCCGGGCAGTAAATGCATGGGGACAGCAGGGCGATCCGGCGTCGGTATCGTTCCGGATTGCCGCACCGGCAGCGCCGTCGCGGATTGAGCTGACGCCGGGCTATTTTCAGATAACCGCCACGCCGCATCTTGCCGTTTATGATCCGACGGTACAGTTTGAGTTCTGGTTCTCGGAAAAGCGGATTGCGGATATCAGGCAGGTTGAAACCACAGCCCGCTATCTTGGCACGGCGCTGTACTGGATAGCCGCCAGTATCAATATCAAACCGGGCCATGATTATTATTTTTACGTTCGCAGTGTGAACACCGTTGGCAAATCGGCATTCGTGGAGGCTGTTGGTCAGCCGAGTGATGACGCATCCGGCTATCTGGATTTTTTCAAAGGCGAGATAGGGAAAACCCATCTGGCTCAGGAGCTGTGGACGCAGATTGATAACGGTCAGCTTGCGCCTGACCTGGCTGAAATCAGGACATCCATTACGGATGTCAGCAATGAAATCACACAGACCGTCAATAAGAAACTGGAAGACCAGAGTGCGGCAATTCAGCAGATACAGAAGGTTCAGGTTGATACAAATAATAACCTGAACAGCATGTGGGCTGTGAAGCTGCAGCAGATGCAGGACGGACGCCTTTATATCGCGGGTATTGGTGCCGGTATTGAGAACACCCCTGACGGCATGCAGAGTCAGGTGCTGCTGGCGGCAGACAGGATTGCGATGATTAATCCTGCGAATGGCAACACAAAGCCGATGTTTGTTGGTCAGGGCGATCAGATATTCATGAACGAAGTGTTCCTGAAACGCCTGACGGCTCCCACCATTACCAGCGGCGGTAATCCTCCGGCATTTTCCCTGACACCGGACGGGCGGCTGACGGCGAAAAATGCCGATATCAGCGGTAACGTGAATGCGAACTCCGGGACGCTCAACAACGTCACGATTAACGAGAACTGTCGGGTTCTGGGAAAACTGTCCGCCAACCAGATTGAAGGCGATCTCGTTAAAACAGTGGGCAAAGCTTTCCCCCGGGACTCCCGTGCACCGGAGCGGTGGCCATCAGGAACCATTACCGTCAGGGTTTATGACGATCAGCCGTTTGACCGGCAGATTGTTATTCCGGCGGTGGCATTCAGTGGCGCTAAGCATGAGAGAGAGCATACTGATATTTACTCCTCATGCCGTCTGATAGTGCGGAAAAACGGTGCTGAAATTTATAACCGTACCGCGCTGGATAATACGCTGATTTACAGTGGCGTTATTGATATGCCTGCCGGTCACGGTCACATGACACTGGAGTTTTCGGTGTCAGCATGGCTGGTAAATAACTGGTATCCCACAGCAAGTATCAGCGATTTGCTGGTTGTGGTGATGAAGAAAGCCACTACAGGCATCACGATTAGCTGAATTTTATAACCCAGATACGGGCACCAGAAATGGTGCCTTTTTTATTGCAGAAAAGCGAGAGGTAATTATGCGTAAATTATGTGCTGTTATTCTGTCCGCAGTAGTCTGGCTGGTTGCCGCTGGTACGCCAGCGAGCGCAGCAGAGCATCAGTCCACACTAAGCGCCGGGTATCTTCAGACCCATACTGATATGCCAGGCAGTGATGACCTGAAGGGCATTAACGTGAAATACCGTTATGAATTTACGGACACGCTGGGGCTGGTGACGTCATTCAGTTATGCCAATGCCAAAGATGAGCAAAAAACGCATTACAGCGATACCCGCTGGCATGAAGATTCCGTGCGTAACCGCTGGTTCAGCGTGATGGCGGGGCCGTCTGTGCGCGTGAATGAATGGTTCAGCGCGTATGCGATGGCGGGTGTGGCTTACAGCCGTGTGTCGACTTTCTCCGGGGATTATCTTCGCGTAACTGACAACAAGGGGAAAACGCACGATGTGCTGACCGGAAGTGATGACGGTCGCCACAGCAACACGTCTCTGGCGTGGGGGGCTGGCGTGCAGTTTAACCCGACCGAATCCGTGGCCATTGACCTTGCTTATGAAGGCTCCGGCAGTGGTGACTGGCGCACTGACGGGTTCATCGTGGGTGTCGGTTATAAATTCTGATTAGCCAGGTAACACAGTGTTATGACAGCCCGCCGGTTCAGGCGGGCTTTTTTGTGGGGTGAATATGGCAGTAAAGATTTCAGGTGTACTGAAAGACGGCACAGGAAAACCAGTACAGAACTGCACAATCCAGCTGAAAGCAAAACGTAACAGCACCACGGTGGTGGTGAACACGCTGGCCTCAGAAAATCCGGATGAAGCCGGGCGTTACAGCATGGACGTTGAGTACGGTCAGTACAGCGTTATTCTGTTGGTGGACGGATTCCCGCCGTCACATGCCGGGACCATCACCGTGTATGAAGATTCCCGACCCGGTACGCTGAATGATTTTCTCGGTGCCATGACGGAGGATGATGCCCGTCCGGAGGCACTGCGCCGTTTTGAACTGATGGTGGAAGAGGTGGCGCGTAACGCGTCCGCAGTGGCACAGAACACGGCAGCCGCGAAGAAGTCAGCCAGTGATGCCAGCACATCAGCCCGTGAGGCGGCAACCCATGCGACTGATGCTGCAGGCTCAGCACGCGCAGCCAGCACGTCAGCCGGACAGGCCGCGTCGTCGGCTCAGTCAGCGTC